TTCTGTTAGTGTTTCAATTAGTTCTTCTTCTTTTTGTAGTGCTAGTTCGCTCATCTTACTCATGGTTGCCCCCTTTTGTTTATATATGTATTATACCAATAGAATGTGTCGAAAGTATGGTCTGGGTGTTTTTGATAGTATGATAGTATAACTCCGTATAAACTCGTGGAAACTCGTATGGCTATGTATTCTGTATTTTGGCATATGTGTGGCTCTCTAATATACGATTAATATAATATATATATATTATATATATACTATATATAGTAATTACTATGTTATTATACACTAACACCCTGTATGGCTTGAAAGGAAAAAACAATACCATACGGGGTTTTATAGTGTTCTTACGGGTTTATACTATACCCTATTCTATAAATCAAGACTAAGACAAGAGTATATGTGTGCTTTACCCTTATCACTATTATATTGGTCTGCTAACACACCTATCTCTTGGGGTGTATTTTTATGAAAGTACACTCCACACATCATGTCTGGTGTTGTTCTTAATACATAAGGGTTGACATAATATAAATTGTTATGAACATTAAGAGTAGCCCTATCAAATATCTCTTTGTATTTAATCTTATCTGCATTTACTACATTAGATAAGTTAGGGAAACACATATGTACTGCGTCCCACTTACGACTAAATACATGATTCATAGCTTTAGAGAATTTTCTGCCTTGTTTGTATAAACCTTCAAACTTATTTTTGTTTATAACATTACCCTCCATAACTATGCCTACTATGTTTGAGCCTAGTTTTGCTCCATGCTCAAAGTTTACATAGCTTGTATCATAGTCCCAATCTTTTTTGACATATCCAAATCTTACATTTTGTAATCGGATATAATCTGGGAACATGGAAAAGTTATCTAACAATACCCAAATTTTAGATAAACCATTCTCATGTTTAAGTGCTTCTCCATACCACCTTTTCTTTTCAAAGTTATATAGAAATTTACTTCGTTTATTCATCTGGTGTATTGGTAAAGGTACTACGCTACTATTCATTATTTGCCCCCTCGATTGCTTGTTGTTGGTCTTCTTGTAACTCATCATGTGCTGATTTTTTACTGCATAACTCTACTAGACCATCATTGCCATAGATAACATCATGTATCCAATTAGCTGTGCCTTGTGGGTTATCCTCTACGATATCTGCTATCTCATCAAACTCTTTACCCACAAAATCATCTGATGTTAATACTGTGTCAGCTTTTTTGGGGTTATGAAATTGATTTGTAGTGTTACCATAGGTTATAGGTAAGTTTCTATTATGTGATGATACACCAGAATAATGACCATACCACTCATCATCATCTAAATAATTACCATAAGGTTGTATATCATTCTTAACCATAGTATCAGTATCAAAGTTATATTTATAATCTCTATTTAAAGCATAACCTCCAGTAGGCTCTAATGAATATGTATTAGATAACCACATATCATCATTTTGTTTGCCTTGTTCTGCATTGATAATTGTAAACTCTTTCGACTTATCATCTAAGAATAGAAACTTATCAGTACCAATTTGTTCTGCTAACATATCGGTGTACTCATGGTTTAATAATAAATCAGGGTTATTCATTAGCTGTGGTTTTAATACCCATTTAATAAATTGGTGTGTGTCTGATTTATCATTGTCAATCATAGGTGTTGGCAACATAGCACCATTGTGCATTAACCACATATCTCTGTCATCTCCATGTTGTTTAGATAATATTTGAAATGGGTGTGAGTTACCTTTGTGTGTATTGCCATTGGTTGCAAATCTAAAGTGTAATCCCATAGGAATATTTAGATTTTTAAAACTAGACCATACCTTTTCTAAATGATTAAAAGATTTTGGTTGACCTATTTTTCTTACTTGAATTTTGTCCTCATCATAGAACATAACACCAAAGCCATCTGAATTGTTTTGGTAGGCACAGTTGACCATAGTGTCAGTAATTTTCTTCGGCTTGTCTGCTTGTATAATTAAACACATAATAATTTCCCTTTCAAATTATATTGTTTGAGATTCTTTTAAAACTAACTCCGATTGAGTAGTTTCTACTTTTCTACTTGCTCTACCACCACTATATTTATTGTGGCATAACCAAGCATAAAAAATTGGATAGGTAGTTCTATTTTCTGGTTGCTCCATGTATCTTAAAAAAGATTTGTAATGTAAACTCATACCAGATAATCCAGTTTGTTTTGCAAAATGTACTAAAGCATCTGCAAACTCTAACACTCTCATAAAACCATTATGAGATAAGTTAGATTTAAATATTCTTAACTCTACTGTGTGTTCGTTGCTCATATTAACAGCCTCGTAGCGGTCATCTCTACTTGTTCTGTATAGGCTGTCTGTGATTTTTTTAGGGTGTTTTTTTGCCCATTGATAACTTGTTCTACCAGCAATATCATCAATTAATTGTGCGTTTTCTTCTGAATTAATAAAGATTAATAACTTGCCTATTTCACTTGGCTTTAATTGTTTTTTGCCTATGTGTATATGTAGTCCTGCCGTATCTGTTTTCCACCCTCTTAATTGTTTAATTAAATCTGATTTTAAAAACTTACTCCACTTTTCTTTTTGGTATTCATAACTGCATGGTGTTGTTACAATCTCAAAGCCATTAGATAATGAGCCGTCTGATTTTAATCTTGCAAAATCCTCTACCTCCTCATGTACTAGTTCAGATATATCATCATCTGCATTTCTTCTTCTTTCTACCTCTAACTCTATTCCATAAGTTACTGTAGTTTTTCTGTCTTGATTAGGTAAGTATTTAAAACCTAACTCATCTGCAACATCATAATCCCACGCATAAACATATTCGTCATCTCTATTATTTTCTTCATACATTTCAGTTGCATAATCATCATGTGATATGTAAGTATCTTGTGCCTCTGAATATGTATAATCATCACTTAAACATTGTTCACAAACTGATTCGTCATTATATACTTGACCACCCATTTCACAATTTTCTAAATAATTACAATCTCCACAAATAAATGTATGGTCATCAATATTAAATCGTTCTGCTAAATTTCTTGCATTTAATCGTAAATCTAATCCCTTATCTTTATAATATTTTAGTATACAGCTAAAAACAGAATTTACTGTATCTAAATTTCTATAAGATTCATTTGGGTTATTAACTAGATGTTTTAATTCCGCATAGACTTGTTCGTTTTTTCTTAATATTTCTAATAAAGTCATAAAGTTTTCCCTTTTTATACTAGCCACATTTTACTTTATAAATATGGCTAGATTATGACAAGATATTGATTTAGGCAATATCCTCTTTTAGTTCTACAATTAAATCAGATAATTCCACCCTATTAACTCGCATATCATTAAATTCAATTCCATACATACTGTTATACTCAGCCTTATCCATAAAGTCTATATAGTCCTCCGATTGTAAGGCTGTGTTGTATAATTCTTCTTCGTTTTGAATTGCTAAAGCGATTTCTTGGGTTTCGTAGTTTGTATAATCCATATTTGTATTCCTTTGGTTAAAGTTTATAGTATCTTAATTTATAAATAAGGTATAAATAAGGCATGATGTGAGTATTTGTGTGTGATAGTACATCTGTTTATTTATTTTATTTATTTTCATAAAGTAAACGCATATTACCATTTTTTATTCCATTGACCTAATTAATAATTTGCGACATATTGACGCACTTTTTGTCTGCCATAAAATTATGGTTAAAATAAGGCACAACATACTTATTTTTAAACCAAAAAAAAACCTCCATCTCCGAATGAGATAAAGGTTTAAGGATATAAAAATTTAATAGGTGCTACCGATTAATACCATAGTAACTAATATAATATTAAATGATAAGTATATTATTAGTAATGTCAATAAAAGATTTATTAATTTATACATCATGATTTAACACCATTATCTATATAGTCAATAAATCGTTGCTTATCAAATCTCCTATTGCTGATTTTTGCTGTACTGCAATAATCATTAATTTGATTTCTGATTAATCTTTGTTGATGTGAATTAGATATTGTTTTAATCATATCAATAAAAAATTTAGCTTGTTGTATAAAGTCTTTTCTAGTTGCCATATTAATAACTCCCTTTGTCATTGTCTAAATAAGTTTCAAATCTATCTGTATTTAATTGGGGGAAATCCTCCTCTATTTCTCCCCAAGAAAAACCAATTTTAGTACATAAGTCTTCGTCATATCCTCCAATTTTATTGATATGTTTTCTAAAACTATTTAAATAATTAATTAAAGTTTTATAAACTGTGATAACAGGGTTTATAATTCCAGTATTTTTTAATATAGTTTCAGCGTATTTAATAGCCTCCTTTTCATTATTAAATTGTTTTTCTCTAATGTTTGAAACTGCTGAGGTATCATACAATCCCCCTCCTAAATCAAATATTGTGTATTGGTTTGTCATTAAATATCTCCTATAGTTTCTGGTTGTATTGTTAAATCATAACCTAATGATTTAATCATGTCTAATTGTGGTTTATTAAAAGTTTTAGTATCAGTTAAATATGCGAATTTTTTCGCTGTGTTGCATATAGGGTAAACCAATTTTTTACCATATACATTCTTAATTTTTATTATTATGTGAGTAGTCATAATTTTAATCTCCTTATGTACTATCATAATATATATTATTATTATGATATAATTATGACAAGGGGGAATAATTCCCCCTTATCTTTTTAGTCTATTGTTGTTGTTGTTCGTCCTGCCATTTAATAGATTTCATAGCCTTAGCACAGCAAGTTAATAAGGCTTTTTTATCCTCCTTTATATGCTTAATCCAAGAATTTAAATAGGTTGCATGGTTTTGGTGCATTACTGTTTCAATGCCTTGTATTTGGCATTGTAAAGCGCTTGTAATTTCTGCATAAAGTTCTTCAAGTGCGTAAGATTTCATGTCAATGTCTAGTCTATCTTTATGGCAAACAGCGTGAGCAATCTCATGCAACAGAGTGCTGTAGTATGTTTCAGTTTCTGTTGAAGCATCTACTTTTAGAAAGTCTTCCTTAGCTGTCATATTTATATAATCCTCGCTAGGTTTATAATAGCATTGACCATTTCCATTGTGTCTTATGTCTAGCTTTAGATTATCAACATATTTATCAATGTGTTTCATAGCTTTAACTTTGTTAATCTTAGGTTTTTTAATTACATCTCTTTTTAAAGTTGTTTGGTCTAGATTAAACACACTAAAAAAACGCATCATAGGTATACTTTTAATTTCGTCTGTTTGTGCATCTTTAATATTGATTTGTTTATATAATACTATTGATGTTCCTTTTTCGCCTTTGTTGACCATGCCCTTCATTTTCTGTATTTGTTTGAAGGTCGCCCATTCATTCGATTGGTAGCCTTTATCGTTCTGGGTGCAATTTAATATCCAGATATTAATACCATTGTATGTATTTTTTGCATGAGCATTAAAGGGTAACATACCTGTAGAATTTGAAATAAAAGGCTTTAACCATGAACGACCTTTAGCTTTGCTCATTGCATCGATGAATTTATTGTTTATTTCTTCAAGTTTTAAATCGTTTATATTCATTGTTATATCCATTTAAAAGAATTGATAAGGGCTAATTGTTAGCCCTTATTTATTGTATTTTATTATTTGTTTCTGAAATTATTAGCACCTTTTTTTGTCATCTCGTTAGTAATATAAAGAAGTATTTCATTCCTTTTAATATCTAATTTACTATTATTAATAAAATCATAAATACTTGCTAAACTGTCTAATTGATTAAATAACTTTATAAAATCTTTATGCGTAATATCATTAGTCATATTAATCATATCGTAATTTAGTGTTGAAGTCATATATTATATCCTTTGTTGATTGTGTTGAGGTGTTGGCAATCAGCTAAAAAGCTGGTTGGTATTGGTAAGGTGTAGGCGTAGCGTTGCTAGGGTAGTGAGGGGGTTTCTAACAAACTTCAAGACCTTATCTTATGCCATGAGGGAATAAAATCGACCCCATTTTGTTAGCCCAAGATTTTTGTTAATGTGTAAAATCTACAAAATTCACATTTATAAAAAAATTAAAAATTTAATTATTCTTTTTTTTAGTATGTAGATTTTTAGTTGTATATAGTTATTTTAATTAATTTGCTGTAATTGTGGATAACTTGGAACAAAACAAGAACGAAATATATATAGGGTTGGGTGGGTTACTATCAGATATCTTGAGGCTCGTAGATTTACTACATATAGAACAAAACAGGAACATTTTTGAGGGTTAATAGTGGAATTTCTAGGGGTTTTCCTGCCATAAAATTGTGTCATAAATAAGGCGTAGATTCTGGGGGGTGGTACGATATATTAGACCCCCACCAAGAAAAAAAAGGTTGCTGATATTATATATACAAGACCTCAAAAAATTTTAGCAATATTTTAGACTTAATTGATTTTTCGGGGGCAGGCCTTAACTTTAATGTGCCCCTCGACCCAGCTTTGCAGCTTTGCACCCTTGCAAGAGTAATAGGAAAAAGAAGGATGGGACGCTATGTTTGTCAAAGCTTTATAACTCTTGAGTATCCCATCCTTTACAGGAGACGTACTACACGAGGTAGCACATAATTATTATACCTCAACGCATCTTGTAAAACAACCCCTAACCTGTTATACTACAATCTATGCCAAAAGATGCTAAAATTAAAGTACCAGGCTCTAGCGTATTATTAACACCACGTCAAGAGTTATTTTGCCACGAGTTCTTAAAAGATCTTAATG